TCTGCGTCTGTGCAAGACAAAGGGAGAGTGTTCCTACTACGAGGCGAAAGCACAGTTCGACAAGGATGTGTTGTTCGATGATACATACTACAATGAATTTATTGGTTGTAAGATCCATTCGAAGCATCTAAAATGATAAATAACTCTATACATTCAATTTGAGGTCTGACAGTGTTACGGTTTGAACAGTTTCTAAACGAGGGTGTCAATGACCCCGCAATCTTTAAGGCAGTATTCCTCGCGGGTGGGCCTGGTTCTGGTAAGTCATTCATCGTAGGTAAGACCGGTCTCACATCGATGGGATACAAGGTTGTGAACTCTGACGACGCATTCGAAGCTGCGATGAAGAAAGCCGACATGGAAATGACACCCGATAACATCTTCTCACCAAAGGGTCAAGAACTACGCGGAAAGGCAAAACGTCTCACAGGCACCAAACAGGCGCGTTACATAAAGGGTCGGCTGGGTCTTGTGGTCGATGGTACCGGTAAAGACCCTGAGAAGATCGCACGACAGGCACAGAAGATTCAACAGTTGGGTTACAAAGTCGCAATGATTTTTGTCAACACCGACCTAGATACCGCATTGAAGCGTAACCGTATGAGAGCTCGTTCACTCCCCGACGCAGAAGTAGAAGCATACTGGAAGGCAGTGCAACGCAATGTCGGTAAGTTCCAACGTATGTTTGGTAAAGAGAATTTTCTCGTAGTCGACAACAGTGAAGGTAAGAACTACGAGAAAGAAACACTTCGTGCATACCGTGATGTTCGAAAGTTCACTGATCAACCTCACAACAAGAAAGCACAGAAGTGGATTGACACAGAGAAGGCCGCTATCCGTCAAGCGGGTAGAGGAACTGGGGCGAGTGGTAGAAGATAACACTTGACACCCTGTATAGATATGTGTATAATGAGCTAAACGCGATAAAGGAAAATTAATTATGGCATTAACAAACCCACAGCAAGTTTTTGAGATTATAGAAAAGGCAGCTAGCAAACGTGCTAAGGCAGATAAAATAGCCGTGTTACGTGAACATGGTAGAAACATGGCCTTGAGAGATGTACTTCAAGGTTCATTTGATGATCGAATCCAATGGAAATTGCCCACTGGATACGTACCCTACACTCCCGCAAGAGAGGAAGCAGTCCCCGCTACCCTCAGAAAAGAACACCTCAAGTTCAAGTATTTCGTTGCCGGTCTTCGTGACTGTGAACGATTGAACAACCTCAAACGAGAAAAAATGTTCTTGGATATCGTTGAGTCAATTCACCCCAAGGACGCAGAATTGTTGATCAATATGATTAATAAGAAACCACCCATGAAGGGTATAACCAAAGCACTTGTAAAGGAGGCATTTCCAGATCTTTTGTAATGATATGATTCCCATTAACTAAAATAAGGAGAGTACATGGTTCAAACGAATCAGTTAGAAAGACTTAAAAGAGACTCGCAAGAGTTGGGACATTACATTCACAAATTAAATAAAAGGGGGAAAGCAGATATTGCACATAAAGTGGCTAAACGTCAATTGTTCTTAGACACTGCAATATCACAAGCTGAACTTCGACTAAGGGGGTGATCCTTTATCTGGAACTGGCCCCCTAGATGGGGCCTTTTTCATTTCTGGAATCACATTATATGCCAACATACGATCTACGCAATAAAGAAACTGGGGAAGTCAAAGAATTCCTCGTATCCATATCAAAGAAAGAAGAGATGGTCGAATCCGGAGAGTGGGAACAAGTCCACCTTGGAGTCGCAGATCTCATCTCTCATCACGGTTCTGTTCTGGGGAAGACATCCGGTGATTGGAAAAACAAGTTAGATCAAATCAAAAAAACTTCTGGTGGTAACTCAGGTCTTTCACCTGAACTAAAACGCAAATACGGGTTCGTAGATAATTCGATACATAATTGATGAAGACAAAACAACAACACTCTGAGTCGATGAACATTCGTCTTGACGATATGCGTACTATCGAACCTGTTACCGGTGCACAGAAATATGCATGGCAATCATGGCGCGAGGGAGACAACCTCGCCATGGTCGGCACTGCGGGTACCGGTAAGACATTCCTTGGTTTGTACCTTGCACTTGAAGAGGTTATGGACAAGTCAACACCGTATGACTCTGTTCGTATCATTCGCAGTGCAGTTCCCACCCGCGAGGTGGGGTTTCTACCAGGCTCTATTGAAGAGAAACTCAATGCATTCACTGGCCCATATCGTGCGGCCTGCGCGGATCTTTTTGAGGATGATCGCGCATATGACAAGTTAGTTCATAATAAATACATACAGTTTGAATCTACCTCGTATATACGGGGTGTGACGTTCGATAACAGTATTGTTCTGGTAGATGAGATGCAGAACCTCAACTTCCATGAACTGGATTCTGTGATTACACGTGTTGGACAATGTTCTAAAATCATTTTCTGCGGTGATGGTCGACAGTCAGATTTTAAACAACAGACCGACAAGAATGGAATCAACACCTTCCTTGAAATACTTGAACAACTGAAACACTTTACAGTGGTCGAGTTCTCATGGGAGGATATCGTTCGCAGTGGTCTCGTAAGAGACTACATAATGACAAAGGAGTGGATGGGGCTATGAGTGACCTATTCGATTTTGGATTTACAGCAGTAACAGAAGACGAACTCGATGTAGTTCGTAGTACACAGACAACGTTAACGACCACCGAGGCGCAGTTCGACAAACTGTATAACGCGATCGTTCCGTTGCTTAATAATCTCAAGGCAAACCCTGAGAAAGACTACATATACTGGCCTAACCGATTGGAGAAGGTAGAACAATTTGAGTCTCACCTGCAGAAAATAAGGAGTGGAGAGGCATGAATCGAGAAGACGCGCTGGCAGAACTGAATGCGACGTGGAAGTATCGATACGACTCAGAACAGTTCAATCGTCCGGAATACTGGACAATCATGAAAGAACCACCCTATGAGGGTGACTGTGAGGACTATGCACTCACACTTCTGTGGTTGTTGTGTGACCGGTCAATGTTGAAGTTCTGGATTGCATTGTTCACATACGAGGCACAGATTCGTAGAGTTATCACCAAAAATGGTGGTGGTCATGCCGTCCTAAAGATCGGTGACGACTATTGTGATAACTGGACACGAGAGTTTGTGTCTTGGTATGACATGAGACAGTTAGGACATAAAAAAAGTTGGTGGTTTTACACACCATTAGACGTAGCTGTTAAGATGTTAACGGCGCGTGGACGTAAGTGGGTAGACAATTTTTTGGAGAACAAAAAATGAACAGAGAAGCAGTATTCGAACAACTTAAAATCGACGAGGGTGTAGAACATGAGATTTATCTTGACCATCTTGGATATCCTACTTTCGGAGTCGGTCATCTCGTGCTTGAGTCAGATCCAGAGCACGGACAACCCGTTGGAACAACCGTATCAGATGAGCGCGTTGCGGAGTGTTTTGACAGAGACCTCGATCTGGCAATAAGTGAGTGTGTTGCACTATACGGTGCAGACATCTGGGAAGGATTTCCAGGCGAAGTACAAGAGATTCTTGTGAACATGATGTTCAATATGGGACGCACACGTCTAGGTAAGTTCAAGAAGTTCAACGCAGCATTGGAAAATGGTGATTGGACGACCGCAGGGCTTGAAGGACGCGACAGTTTATGGTATCGTCAAGTAACTAATCGTGCAGAACGTCTTATGTCGAGAATGGATAATGTCTAGGCGAAGACAGTCTCGTAGATCTGACTACATACCTATGCGTATGGAACAACTCAAGATCGAACGAGACAATCCGCACAACTCGCCTATCGATGCTGAGTGGTACAACCGTATCATTCAGGAACTCGATTGGGCGAACATGATGACTGAAGAGTCTGAACATACTAATTGTTTTATGGAGAAAGAAGAGAAGTAAATTATGGCGAAGTACAGCCGTTTTGACCCTCGTAATAAAAAGAAAGACCGACATAAGAACCGATATCTAGGTAGAACACAGAGACCGGTTCGACGCGAATTAGATGATGATGATCGTAATTTGCAACAGTATTACGAGTCGTTTAGAGTAAAATAAATGAGCAATTGGTTCCGCGAACCAATCACAAAGCAACCCATCTATGTTAATGATGACTACAGAATAGATTGGCGCGGAACGATTGGTGTTGGTGATATCTTGTATGGCATGAACTGTGCGTATGCTTTGTCGCACCTTCATGATCATTCCATACATATGAGAGTTCACTGGCAACACTCAGAAGACTACCTGTATCATTTTGAAGATCCTGAGACGGTAGTAGAACGTGGGGATTATTTTCATAAGTTCTACTACCAACATGAACGAGTCTCTATCGAACACGTTTTCAATTCAGAAGATCCAGAGATCGAAGGCCTGCGTTGGAAAGGATTTGGTCACAAGGATCGCAAACATCAAGCACTGACCTTTCATCACTGGTTTTTTGATAAGAAATACTGGTTACCACCCACTCGCAAAAAGATAGTCTTCTGGCGTCCTATGTTCAACCGTGAGATACCTAGTGGCGGTAAGTCATGGAAGATGTCATTCACCCTCAGTGATTGGGAAAAGATTCTTATCGTGTTACGAGGACAAGGTTATGATCTTGTCGAGCTGACATATCGCACCCCCGCGAGTGAGGCATTCTATCACATTCGTACATGTGCATTCTGCATATTCTATGACGGAATGTGGCAATACCTCGCAAGGAATCTCGCCAAACCGGTCATCACGTTAGGTAAAAACGGTGTGTGCCAGTTGCACAGCCCTCAGTCCGTTCATTTCCGTGAGCCGGACAAGGAGTTTTGGGACTACCTATATAAATTACCAAGGAACGAAGCGCACCTAAGAAGTCGCGCAAATCGTTATAGAAAAAAAGTAGTAGGTAAAATAGATGACTTTTACGATTGATCGCGCAGTGATTGAAGTGAACGGAGGGTGTAACTACTCGTGTTCGATGTGTCCGCAAGATATGCGTACCGGAGGGCGACACAAGGGATTCCTCAAGAAGATGTCCCTGCAGGAATTCGAAGACAATGTCGCAGACTGTGCAAAACACGGCTTGAGAGTCGTGAATCTTGACGGTTCGGGTGAAGCTACGTTGAATCGTGACTTACCCAAGTACATTGAGATCTGCAAGAAGTACAACGCAAAGGCAGTCATTTTCTCAAACGGTCACAACATGGAAAACGAGTTCATGATGGACTGTGTCGATGCGGGTCTGGACTTCTACCGATTCTCGTGGATTGGGTCGAACCCTGAGAAGTATGATGAGTGGATGTATAATCGAATCGGTGGTGACTATGGTTCGACATGGGACAAGGTGCGTAAGATGAAAGAGTATGTCGACCTTGTTGAGTCAGACTGTGTCGTCGCCACCTACCACCTCATGACTGAGACTGACCCTGAAAAACGTGAGGCAGAACTAGAAGCTTATAAAAACATCGTCAACACTCTGGGAGTCAAGACAGAGATTTGGACAATGCACAATTGGTCGGGTGTATACAAACCCGTCGAAGATAGAAAAGGAGCAAAGAAAACCTGTGGAAGACCTTTCTCTCCAGACCTCGTTATTCGCGCTGGGGGTTTGGATAATAAGCGTGGGGCTGTTCACCCTTGTTGTCAAGTTCTTGGACGTGATGAGCAGGGAATCTTGGGATACACTTCGGAAAACACCGTGGAAGAAATCTGGTTCGGGGAAGAATACGAGAAACTCAGAGAACAACACACAACGGGAAATTACCCAGAGTTCTGTCGGGATTGCGATTTTCTTGTCGACGATCCTGAAGTTCTAGTCTGGACGAATCACGAACGTGATCTGTACAAGATGTATGGCACAGAATTCGATCTGGACGATTACAGATGAAACCCGATGTCTGGATGATTCAGATACCCGATAACCCGATATCGATGTACTATCGGGGTCGGGTAGAAGAGTCGTGGAAAGACTATAATCTGAAGTTCTTCAATGCTGTCACACCGGAAAACAATTCCAAAACCTACTTGAATTTCGGATTGAAACATGGTAGACTGGAGTTTACTCCAACCGAAAAGGCTGTATGGTACAGTCATGTCGAGTTGTGGGCAAAGGCAAGAAACAAACCGATTCTTATTATAGAGCATGATGCGATGTTACTTGAACCAATACCCGATGACGTTTGGGAGAACGATGTAGTTTGTTTAGGTCATACTGGTAAGAACAAAAGTCTTTTACCCTGCCTTGCATATTATCTAAAACCAGAAATGGCTACAATAATGGTAAATGGTGTGAAAACAATGTTAGGGGATAAAAAGATTACATTTCAACCAGATGCATCTTTGAGTCACACAGTATCAAAGTTTGGAATCGTGCAGAGTCAGTATGTCATGCAGATTCAGAACCGAAAAATAGGCACAACAATTGAGCATTCAAAATGAAAAGAGCGATATACCAAGTCTGTCTGGGAAAGGCTAAAAACTCCAGACTCTACAAATTATGCATGGATAGTGTGCGTGACTATTGTGAACGTCATGATATCGAACACATTGTTCAAACCCAACCCAAACTACGGATCACTCCCGACCCGTTCATGTCTAATCGAAGTAAAGAGTCGTGGCAGAAACACGGTGGTTTCTTACCGATCTATGAGAAAGAGAATGCGTTTGATTACCTAGATGATTATGATCAGCTGGCGATTATCGATGCCGACATTTATATTCGACCTGACGCACCGAACATCTTCGAAGATATGACGTGTAATTGTGCGTTTGGTGCAGTCTGTGAACGTGAAATGCCAATCAACGAAGCGTACAAAGCAAAGATCACCAACTACTCTACGATGCAGTACAAAGGACTTCACAACCCATCCGTAGGTATCGACTTCAAACCAAACAACCTTGGGTTTGAGTTCTTCAACATGGGTATGATCGTTTTGAATTGTCAACAGTTCAAACCTTATCTCAAGGGTCAGACTGCGGAACAGTTTATCAAACGTGCAGAGTTTATGGACTTTGTTAACGGTAAAGGCCCTTGGAAATGGAGTACGGATCAAACCATGCTCAATTTCTTTTTAAAAAAATATAAACCCTCAGTCAAACACCTTGATTGGAGATGGAACGGTCTATATACTGCAAACAAGAACATCGAAGAATGTTATTTCGTGCATTTCTTCTTAAAAGATTTGTTACCGCAACAGGGTGAGAACATTGAGGAGTTGATGAAGTTAATATGAACTATGAAGAGAAGACACAGAAGTATGCAACATGGGGAGACAAGTATCTTCAACACACTGACGTGTTGTATTCGATACAGTATGAAGACAAGTTTAAACCCATCAACATTCAATTGTGTCTCTGTGAAGCCTGCGATAGTGACTGTCCATTCTGTTCTGTCGCCGCGCGGCCACTGAAGAGTTTCATACCGTGGAAAAAACTGGAAAAGATGATCCAAGACTTTGCTGAGATGGGTGCAAAGGCAGTTGAGATTACCGGTGGTGGTAACCCATTATTATATCGTGATAAGGAAGCTGGCAAGGATATCAACGATGTAGTTTTTCTGTGTGCGTCACATGGTCTTGACGTAGGTATCATCACCAACACTGAGAAACTGGAACGTCATCTTGATCCCGCATGGTATGATTTCATCAACTGGATTCGTATCTCTTTAATCAAACTGGATGAAGGTAAGGAACCCACAGACTATGACTTTGGTTCATTTCCCCGCGAACGGATAGGTTTGAGTTACATCATCTATGACGGCACCGGTGATGCACCCGACGAACTGTCACGAACAAACAAAGTGTATCAGGGCACCACACCAGAAACTATCGAAAAGATTGTCGAACTAATCAAGCTCAATCCAGAGATCAAGTTCTGTCGTATCGGTGGCAATGCATTGGTCGAAGACTATCAAATGGAAGTACAGAAAAAGTGGCGCGAGACAATACAACGTCTGGACGCATTCGATAAGTTCTTCATTAAGGACGTTTGGGACAACTGTAAACCCTATGACGAAGGGTGTTACGTTGGATTGACACGACCATACATTGCACCACACCCTGACGGTGGTGATTATCAAGTCTATGTCTGCACGAGTCATGTGTTGGAGAAACGCACATATGACATGGATTTTTCTCTTGGAAGTATTGACAACGTCAAAGAAATATGGGATAATGCTAATCTAAGATTTGCACAGACTGGCATTCCGTATGAAATACGAGGTGCAGGTGATGGTGGTTGGAAGGCTGCGTGCCCTAGTTGTTTCTATTTTAACAACAATAAACTACTACACACGGTCGCGCAACCAATGCACATTGATGACCGGAATTTTGCATGACAGAATATGATGAGTCTTACTATAAGACAGGCAATTACGAAGACTACCTAGACCGCCAACAAGAGTTTAAGGAACTCGCGAGTGAATTACACGGTCTGTTATCTTCACTTGATCACATGGACGGCCCTATCCTTGATTTTGGATGTGCGGTCGGTATGTTACTCGATGCATTTCGTGATCTAGGTGTTGAAGGTGAAGGTGTTGAGATCTCTGAGTGGGCTCGACAACAGGCACAAGACAAACGTCACACCGTACACGAAGAGTTACCCGACAGTCACTACTACCCCGTCACGTTCGCACTCGATGTACTCGAACATCTGGATGAGGATCAACTCGAAGAGTTTCTCTACAATCTAAACACCAAGGTTCTGGTATTCCGTGTTCCTACTGTCGAAGACGGAGAAGACGATTACTACCTTGAGGCAGCTCGCAATGATCCGACGCACAAGATCCGTTGGTCGTATGAAGAGTGGAACTATGAGATTGAGAATCACTGTTACTTTGTTGTCCCATTGATGTTGCCAAATATTTACTGTGCAGATGGAGCGTACTGCGGTCTTGCATTTAAGTTATGATACACCCCAGCGCAGTTATAGAATGTGAGGTTTTTGAGTTAGGGGAAAACTGTTACATCGGCCCCAACTGTAAGATTACCTGTAAAGAATTTAGGGCAGGAGATTATCTCTGGATGCCCGCAAACGTGGAGATAGGACGTGGAGGTTGTAATGGGCCTGACAGCATTGTGCACATTGGGCATTCTGTGGGCATCTTTGAGGGGACTGTCATTAATCCTTCAAGTAGGGTCACAATTGGTGATTGTGTTGGCATTGGTGCTGATTGTCTGTTATGGACTCATGGCGCTTGGTGTAATCCTCTCGATGGTTTTCCCTACAGTTTTGCCCCTGTTACCATAGGGAGTAATGTCTGGTTACCCGCAAGGTCAATCATGCTACCAGGCTCCAACATCGGTGACAACTGCGTGATTGGTACGGGTTCGATTATCACCAAAGACATTCCATCTGGTTCACTTGCAATGGGTTCTCCCTGCAGAGTAATCAAAGAGAATGAATATCCTAAGAAACTGTCACTCGATGAGAAAGACAAAATATTAGAAGACATCGTTGCTCGATGGAGATATCAACTCCGACACAAAGGCATTGACGGCGTGTGGACTACCATCAAAGATGGTGTTATTTGTTTGAATAGCAAGACTTGGTTTGACTGTATTGTAAATCGAGTTGTTGGTCATCAAGACGAAGTAACAGAAGACCTACGTGACTTCCTACGTCGACATGGCATACGCATATATAACGGACAACCCTTTAAATCATTGAAACCTAGTTATGAATCTAGTATTGAGTCCCCATCCGGATGATGCAGAATATTCTGTTTCCGGAACAATATTTAAAAGCAACGACTACTGGAAGATAGTCACTCTTTCGTCTGGTGGTGATAACGATGAAACGACTAGTCATTCGCGTCTTAAAGAAAGTGAAGAATTCTGGTCTGACATGGGTAATGTCTGTCACATCGGTCGCAACTCCAAGACTATTGATGAATACCGTGAGTACGAGTTAGTTGCAATCATCGACGAATTGTTAGACAACGTCGACACGATTTATGTACCACCCCTTGAAGACAATCACTTTGAACATCGTCGAGTCAGTGAAGCTGCACGTGCTGCGACTCGTGGTAAACCCATCACTCTCATTGAATACTACACACCATCTACACGGTCGACGTGGGTGCCTAATCTATTTGTTGATATCGATGAGTACATGTATGAAAAGGATTATGCTCTGCATCAATACTTTCAGTCACAGAACGACCGGTTCTATTTCCGTGAAGAGAACATCGAGATATTTCACGAGGATTACTTCTGTCGTTTACGTGGACTAGATAAGGTCGAGAAATTTAGAGTGGAGTATCAATTTAAGTGAAAATCATCTGTCACCGTGGCAATCTAAACGGCCCGAATTCTATGACTGAGAATCATCCAATGCAAATTGATAAATGCATTGAGAAGGGGTATGATGTAGAAATAGATTTGTGGGTAGGTGATGGTCTGTGGTTAGGACACGACGGGCCTGAGTATCCCACAACAAAAGAGTGGTTGATATTCCGGTCACGCAATCTGTGGGTTCATTGTAAAAACATCGAGGCAATGGTGTTTCTCCGTGAACGTGCGCCACATATGCATTGGTTATGGCATCAAGAAGATGACTACACATTGACATCGCACGGGTGGATCTGGGCATACCCCAACAAACCCATGCCTGCTGCAGATCCGGATGCACATATCAAACCACGTTCGGTCTGTGTTATGCCTGAGATATATAACTCTGACGTGAGTAACTTCCAAGCAGTATGTACAGATTATCCGGAGAGGTATAGTGGTTAAGTTAGTATTATTTGATCTTGATGGTGTTTTGATTGACACAAAGTGGATACATTATCAGTGTCTAAATCGTGCGTTGGGTGAGTATGCGATTAGTGAAGAAGATCACCTGAATCTATATGATGGTCGTAAGACAACCGCCAAGTTAAAAATGTTGACTGAACGAAAAGGTCTTCCCGTCGAACGATATCAAGAAATCTACGACAACAAACAAGCTTACACGATGGAGGAAATCTTAAAGATTCGTCCTCGACCTTACATTGTAGATCTATTTAAAAAATTAATTGCAGACGGGTATGAGGTTGGAGTCTGTTCGAACAGTATTCGTCGCACGGTGTTAACCGCACTCGCTAAGAGTGAGTTGATGGAATATCTGTCGATCATCATCACAAATGATGATGTCAAGACACCCAAACCACATCCGGAGATGTATTGGAAAGCAATGTCTATGATGGGTAGATTGCCCGAAGAGACCGTGATTATTGAAGACTCACCGCAGGGTCTTGCAGCTGCACACAGATCACAGGCAAAAGTGATTCGTGTGGGTCGTCCCGAAGATGTTACCATCGACAATGTATATTCAAAATTAACAGGAGAACAATTTGTGACTAAGTGGAAAGACGAAAAAATGAACGTCTTGATTCCAATGGCAGGTAGGGGTTCGCGTTTTGCAGAAGCGGGTTATACCTTCCCTAAACCTCTTATCGATGTAAGGGGTAAACCAATGATTCAGGTGGTGATTGAGAATCTAGGTGTTGAAGCAAACTTTATTTACGTCGTGCAGAAAGAACATCGCGACAACTATAACCTTGATCACCTGTTGCCCTTGGTTACGCCAGGAACTTGCACGATTATCGATGTGGATCATATTACTGAGGGTGCCGCCTGTACTGCACTTCTCGCAAAAGATCTAATCAACTCTGACGCACCACTTTTGTTTGCAAACAGTGACCAGACGGTTGACTGGAGACCGATTGATTTTCTTTACAAGATGCAGGAACAACTTGCAGACGGAGGTATCGTCACATTCAAAGATACTCACCCCAAATGGTCATTCGCAGCTGTGGATGAAGAAACAAATCTGGTTACTGAAGTTGCTGAGAAGAAACCCATTAGTGACAACGCGACTGCAGGTTATTACTATTGGAAACATGGTTCAGATTTCGTCCAGTATGCCGAACGCATGATTGAACGAGACATTCGAGTCAACAATGAGTTTTATGTGGCACCGGTGTACAATCAAGCGATTGAGGACGGCAAAGAGATTCGAATCTTTGAAGCAGATCGTATGTGGGGTCTTGGAACTCCCGAAGACCTAGAGTATTATCTCAATAACGCACCATGAAAATCGCAGTAGTCTATTCAGGTCAGTATCGAACATACAGTGACTTTCCGAACTGGAGAGAGAATCACATCGCAGGTTTTCCGGATGCGGACTACTACTATACGTGTTGGGATGATCACTGGGCTGACAATGCACCGGATTGGGTTACAAAATTTCCTATACCGGTCTTAGATCACAACCCATATCTTACACCATACTTTGAGAGTATGTTTCGCGGTAAGTCGGTCACTAACAAAGGCAAACAAGAAAGTGGTACGTTTGCAACACTAGGTCATTGGTTAGCTCTACAGTATTTACCGACGAAGTATGATGTAATCATTCGTATGAGATATGATGCGATTCTTGATGAGAATGGGTCGCACAAAGATATGTTTTATGAATTCTGTCAACGTGCGGTCAATGAACATATGAACTTTGGTTTTGGTAATCACAAATACAGTGAAGATCGCGATGTACGCATTCATCGAAAAACGCCTCGAATACTCAGACCGATAATCTATTATCGTATCAATGACTTTCTTAATATTCATCGACCAGAAGCGATGGTCAATCCATTCCATCTCTCGCAGATGCAAAGATTACTGCCTCACAACGAAGGTTGGTATCAAGTCTTGGGTGAACCTGCAGGGTTCGCTTATGAAAACTGGGTAGCTGGTGTACACATTTGGCGTAAGATAAGCACTGAAAATTATCAACCGTATTCTGCGGAGTGAGGAAATAAATGAAAAATATTATACTACAACATTGGAGTGGTGAATTAGGTGAACTTGAAGAAAGGTCTCGTGATAACATCATGGAGTATGCCAAGTTCTGCGGCGCAGATTATGAGTTGTTGCGTGGAAATGTTTTTAGAAAGAACTTAGCACCACAATGTCAGAAGTGCATTATGCTGGACAGTCAGTTCGATGAGTACGACACAGTTGTTATGGTTGATATTGATATGTTCACTCGCGTTGGAAACACCAAAAACATATTTACAGACGATACTGGGTTTGGTCGACACTTCGGTATACAGACCGCACTGAGAAAAAATCTATGTCGATCTATCCCACATCTTGGTAGCCTGATCGCACCGTTCTGGGGTGGATCAATCTATCGGGGCGAACGTGAGATGCGTCAACGTCTGCGTGAAGGTATGGTAGAAAGTGAAATGCAAAGATTCAGTGACAGTAGTTACGTCGATGAAGGCATTATGCACCGTCTCGCAATGAAGGCAGGAATGCGACACGACGATCCAAATATGTATCTGGACGAAGACAAGTGGAATAAGTCATCGTTCGAAGATGACGTAAGTGATGGATATATAATTCATATTCGTAATAAGATAAAGAATACGCCAGGCCGTCCTTCTCCGAAACAGGACAAGATGTTGAACTACCATGCGTTAGTTAAAAGAGGAATTGTTGAATGAAATTTATGATCACCGGTATTGCCGGTTTTATTGGTTCAACACTCGCAATCAGACTTAGAGAATTGGGTCATGAAGTTTGTGGGTTTGATAACATGAATAGTTACTATGATCCTGAACTCAAGTGGGCTCGAGCGAGTCGACTGAAAGAACATGACGTAGATTTTAGAACAGGTGATCTGAACAATCCAGAACGAATGTATGAACTCGTTGCTGCATGGAAACCTGACTACTGTATTCACCTCGCTGCAATGGCGGGTGTACGTTACTCAATGGATCATGCAGACGAATACATTCGAGTTAATGCACTGGGAACACACCATCTGATTCAGGCGCTTGAGTTGTGCAAGGTTGAGAATGTGATCTATGCGTCCACATCATGCGTGATGCACGGTAATGAACTCCCTTGGGGTGAACCCGAATACCTGTATCCTCAGATCAACCCATATGGTTACACCAAGGCAATCAATGAGTCACAGTTTCATATCTCCAAGATTCCAAACGCAGTGGGCTTACGGTTCTTCACGGTCTATGGCCCGTGGGGTCGACCTGATATGGCACTTTTCGATTTCACAAAGAATATACTTGCAGGTAACCCCATCACTCTGTTCAACTATGGAGACATGAAACGAGACTTCACCTATGTGGATGACATTGTTCAGGGTATTGAATGTGTAATTAATAACATGACACCCCGCGATATGTATTCCATTGGACGTGGAGAAGTGGTAGAATTACAAAGGTTCGTTGATGCAATACAGAAGTCGTTAGGTGTAGACGCGATCATCGAATATGGCCCTAAACATCCTGCAGACGCAAAGGAGACCGCGTCGGATACAACTAAACTACAGAAGTTAGGGTATGCACCAAAGACATCAATAGAACAGGGTGTCGATAATTTTGTAAAATGGTATCTGGAACATTATCATGAGTAAGAATTTAATTTATCAATACTGGGACGGTGATATTAGGCCTAGTGCACAATATGGGTCTGATAAGATGCGTGAGTATGCTGAGAGAATTGGTGCCACCTATCTACTAGACCTGAATGCAAACTTTGGAAAATCACATAACTTAGGTCGAGTGTCACCATATTATGGATGTTTCAAACCCGTGTTTGATGATGCAATTTTAGAAGAATACGACAAGGTCATGTTCTGCGATCTTGACATCTTTCCGTTAGATAATTGTAATGAAAACATATTTGATACATTCGACGGTGAACTTGGTATGGCGACTGAACCATTGCAGCCTGGATATCGGTTTGACCCGAAGTTGCGTAAACAGTGTAACGCAACAACTGAACACCGGTGGGCAGAACTTGTGACCAATGCATATGACTGCAAACTACCAGTAGATTCTGAAGGTCGTTATAAGGTCTACAACTCCGGAGTTGTTTTAT